GAAATGCTCAAGGTAGCTGTCGATATTAACGACCGTATCGTTACGAACCTCACGTCGACCGACAGGCTTTCCATGATGCGTGACCATCAACTCGCTCGGCACCTCGATGGCGTGCCCGTTGCTGCTCCTGACTTCCAGCACTTCGCCATGCGCAGTCAATCCGCGCCATCCATACGTCGTCAGCTCATGGAAGATCACCGGATCAAGCGTCGGCAGATCGTCGACGAAGACCTGCATTGTCAATTCCACGCTGGCGTCAACCACGCCACCGCGCCAGCCGCGCGAAGCGCCCACGTCACCGGCCAACGCACCTTCACCGCGACGCTATCGGTCTGCCACATCTCTTTTTCGCCTGCGCCGGTTGTGCCTGCGGCACCGGGCGCGGTGTCCATGACCAACGTGCCAGCGTTCGTTGTCTCTGTATCTGGATCGGCGCTAAGCGCTGCAGCAATCGCTTTCGGCGCGATGCAAATCAGATCATTGCCAACGGCACTCGACGCCATCGGAATGATGGTGCTCGCAGCACTGTCAATACGCATCGAAAAACTCGCCGCGCGACCGGGACCAGCGACAAACAAATATGGTCCCTTGCCACCGACCGCCGACACCGAATTGATCAACGTGGCCACATCTTCGAACACAGCGGCGAACGGATCGGTATTCGCGCTGGCTGCAGATGTCGCGATACCGTTACGGATACCAGCCGGTGCCGCCGCCGTTGCCGCAGCGCTGCCAAAGAACACAGCATCGAGCGCAAGACCGGTCGAACGCACCAACGCATCACTAATCAGCGCTTCGGCATTGCTGCTCTCAATCATCTCGCGCGTCAGCGCGGCAATCGACGCCAGCTTGTAAGGCTGCAGCTGCGCGGGACCTAGCGGGAGCTGATATACCGGGATCGGGTGACCTTCCTGCACAAAACCGCTGTTACCAGCCTGCGCGGAAAACCCCGGCGCACTGATCAGACCGGCTCCATCCCAATCCAGCACCAGACATTGCTTCAGCACATCGGCTGCGCCAGACACCGGCCCCAACGCTTCAAGCACATCGGCGGTGCGCTTCTGCGCCAGTTCAGCAGCCCATCCCGCAACGCTTGTCATCGCCGGATTGGATGCGGCACGCGTCAGATGCTGCAGCAACACACGGTCGTTCGGCCACATCTCTCCAGCAACGTCGGCGATGCTGCGGCGATGCAGACTTGCAATCGTGCGTGCCGTGAGCGAACGCGTAAAGAGGTTTCCTCCTGCGACCGACTCAATGCGACGGAACGAGCTTTCGCTTTCGTGCTTCATTGGCTCTTTCCCTTCTGTGGCGCATGCAGCGCCGCGATCTCTGTGTCGGTCAATCCGATGTCACGCGCGACTTGGTCACTGACTTTTTGCGCGGCTTCGTCATCGCCATCGGCGAGCACAGCGGCGTGAAGCTTGTCGTCTTCAAACCGATGGTTCTCGATGTAATGAAAATCGTTCTGGCGTCTGGCCATTTGCTCGCTCACTTACCGACGTAGGCGTTAAAGCGATCCATCGTTTGCTTGTCTTTGAGATTGAGAACGCCAGACCAGCTGGTGCCGAGCAGCAATTCCTTGCCTTTCTCGGAGTCAGCGATGGCCCACAACGCTTTCGGATCAGAGCTGCGCGCCAACTTCATCAGCGCGTCTTGCTGCTCATCGGTTACTTCGACCGGCTCGGGAGCTTCTTCATCATCATCGATTGGATATTCCGGCAACTCGCCGTTGCGTTCGGCCCATTGGAATTTCTGGTCGTCGTCCATCCCCGACCAGTATTCGGATTGATATTCCGACACGCTGTCGCTGATGTAGTCGGGCGGATCGGCATCCTGTGCCTTGCTCTCAGCCTTGTCGTTGAACGCACTAACCAGAGCGTCAGTAATTCCCTGTTGCGCCTCGTCACTCAGTGGCGCAGCTTCAAGACCCGGAAGCGACGGCTGCGCATCATCCTTGAGCTTATCCAGATCAATCGTGAACTCTGGATCGGCTTTTCCTTCATCATATCGGTCGTGATAATCATCGGCCGTGATTGCACTAAGGATTTGCTCATTGGTGAACGGGACGCCCGCGCCTTCATCATCGCGACCGGTTCGCCATTCCTCTATCGCAGCCAACGCCCACTTTTCGTGGCTGTCGTTGAAGTCGGTGATCAAATCCGTCTTTGCTTGCTGCAACGCTTGACCGCTGTCGCGCCAGTTCTGCACTTCGCTGTCGTAAAATTCATCATGCGTCGAGCGCATCCATGCGCTCTCGATTTGAGACTGATCGTGGTCGCCGATCATGTCCCAACTTTCCGGGGTGTATCCCGAACCGGATGCAGCGTGATTGGCGCGGTCGTTGTCGTTCGTAAGCTTGTCGCGAATTGTCGACGACAACGAACTCCATGAGTCAGCTGTCGGCACGTAGCCATATTTGGCCCATGCATAACCGCCGACATCGATGTTGGCGCTGACCGTTACCTTGTCGAGACCAAGCTTCTGGTACATCTCGACATTGGATTTGAGCAACGTCTTACCGACGCCAGCGCCGCGCTCGGGCTTTTTTAAAACGAAATAGGCTGAATAGGCGCTATTGTTTTTCAGATCGATGCTGCGCTGATACTCGCCGATGTCTTTACCGTCTTCCTGCAGCTTGCCTTCAACCGAAAGTTTGTCAGCGCCTTCATTGTAACTAATGTTCATCGTTCCCGGCACGCCGAGAAATTCTCGCTTGAAATCCTCGGGAGCTTCCTGCACGCGCTCATTCCAGCGCTGCAGAAACTTCTCAGCCTTTGCTGGATTGATCGTTGTATCGTGATCGAGACGAATGCCGGTCTTGTTGAAATCGGCTACCTTGGCGGCTTTACCCTTTCCGCCTTTGCCGCCAGTTGGCTTGTCGGCTGGCTTCTCACTTCCGCCGCTGCCACTTCCGCCACCGTCGCCGCCACCGCCGCCGTCCGTCCAGCGCCCCTGATCGTCGCGCGGCTCATCGTCGGTGTATTTGACGCGCCGCGCCACAGCGCCAGTTTGCGTACTGTCTCGCGCAGCGCCTCGCACAAGCGACATGCCAATCAAATCTTCCTATTCGCTGGATGGTTGGGATCGGTTGGCCAGCCGTCATCGTCAACGTCAAGACCGTAACCTTGCAGTTCAATCATTCGCTTGGTCTGGTTGTGACACTGCAGGCAAAGCGATTGCAGCTCACCAAGCTTGAACTTGTTCCAGTCGTTGTGATGCTGCTCGATATGATCAGCGACCTTGGCTTGCGTGACGATGCCGTTCGCCAGACACATCCTGCACAGCGGCTCAGCTCTCAGCTGTAGCGCGCGACGACGCTTCCAATAGCCGGTGCCATGCGGGTGCTCTAAGGCACCCATCCTTCGCCCTTCCCGATTTGCGCAGCGTTGTGAATGAACAGCCGCCCATTATCGTCTTCAACAATGTAATGAACGGCACCGCTGCGCTTGATCGCGATCCCGGCAAGCCAGCCTTCGTAAGAATAATCATTCGCGATCACGGTGACGCGAATTGGCGGTGTGGTTTGCAGGTACGATGCACTCATTTATTGCGCAAACCAGACGATGACGCCGATGATAACGGCGACAATGATAATGACGCCGAGCGCCTTCAATCCTTCACGTCCGCTTAGGTACATTTCGTGTCATCCAATCAATGCTTCGATGTCGACCGGCTTCTGCGTCGTGCGATCACGCGAGCGCAAACCAAGCAACATCGTCAACGCCACCGCACCGTCAATGCGAAAGCGCGCCTTGTCCTTGTCCAGCTTACGATTGCCTGCCGGATCAGTACGCGCCATGGCGTTCGCCATATTCCAGTTCAGTACCGGATTGCCGGGATGCGACAGCTTGCGCTCGATCACCGCAAACTCCAGCGCATTCACCGCTGGTGCCATGTCGCGATAGCCTTGGCCCCACGGCACAAGACGCAAACCATTCTCGCGAGTGTTGTCACCCTTGTCTTCATAAGCCTGCAGCCCAACGCGGTCGAACTCCTTGAGCAGCGCCTGCATGCCCCAACGATCATAAGCAAGACCGCGCACCTTGAAGCGCTGCGTCAACTCGGCAATGAATATTGCGATCACTTCGGGATCGATTGTCTTGCCCGGTGACAACAACAGATGTCCAGCTTCGGCCCATTCACGGTAACGATAGCTGCCAGAACCGAAATCACGATTGGAATGGTCGACAATGTGATCACTCGGCTTCCAGAAATACGGCCAGACGCGACATGGATCGTCGACGGTGCCAACCACAAGCGCCGTCAGGTCCGCAACACTCGACAGATCGAGCGCGAGATAAACTTCTTCGCCATCGTGCATGACCACTTCGTTCTTGCACGCCATCCACTCAACACGCGAAATCAACGGCGACACTGGCGCAACGCGCTGATTGAGAAGCAGGTTGCGCACTTTCGGTTCTTCCGCTGGCATGCGCTGCGCCTTGCGGATCGAAGTCGCCAAATCTTCATAGTCACGCCACTTGCCGAGCGCTGGATTGGCCTTGTGCCATTGCTTCTCGTCACCGAGATCGCACCCTTCGTCAGAAGCATAGAGATGACAGACGATTGCCGGATCAACTCCCGACAAACCGTCATCGATCAGCTTCGACAGGATGTGCTCGGGATCGTTGCTCTGCGTCGAGATAGCAATGAACAGCGGCTCATCGCGTGCGCCGAAGCTGGTGTCGAGCACGTCATAGAGATCGCGGTTCTTTGCCTGCGCCAACTCGTCATAGATCACGACGCACGGAAGATAACCGTGTTTGGTGCCAGCTTCCGCAGAGATCGCGCGATAGACAGTGCCCATTCGTCGACAGATCATTGTCTTTGTCGACGGGATGATTTCGATCAGCTCCAGCAGCTCTGGCTCAAGTTCGACCATCTGCTTGGCAAACTTGAAAAGGATTGCAGCCTGATCGCGATCATTAGCTGCCGAATAAATTTCACCATTCGGGACCGTCTCGGGTCCAACCAGATGCGCGAGCACGATGGCTGCGATCAGCGCTGTCTTGCCGTTCTTGCGAGCCATCGACAGGATCGCTCGCCGCACCGCGCGACGCTGACCACCATCGGATGAAACGAAGTGCGGCTCATAAATATCGCAGATAAAATCCTTCTGAAATTTAGCGAGCTTGAATGGCTTTCCCGCACCTTTGCCGCTCGGTACGGTCAACGTCTCGATAAACGCGATGACATTCTGCGCACGTTGCCTGCCCTGCGGCGTGCGCTTAACGGGCAAGTAATCCAGCAAACTTCGAACCTTGTTCGTCGTCGCTCACGATCCCACCCTTGACACGGCTTCGCGCTGCTGGCGTCAAACCAAACTCGGACGCATAGCGCATCATCTCGGCAGCTGCCTTGCGCGCGATATAGATCAGCGGGTTCTCGACAGGACCGCCCAACGAACCGCGAATGATCAAGCCACGCGCCTGATCAACCCGCATCTCGGCCAGCAGCTCGGCCGCATCACGCCACTGCCCGTAGGCGTAGCAGTAGGCGGCAAGCGGAACGCAATCGACCTTGGTGAGCACACCAAGCCGGTGCAGCTCGGTCGCGACCGAGTACCACTCATCAGCGGCATAGCCGGTGATGAACGCTGGCGGATCAGGCACGTCGGTGAACTTCTCGGGATAGATCGCATCATCGCGAAGCCGCTGCTTACCCGGATTGCCGCGCAACAGCTTCAGCTGCAGCGGCATTGCCTTCCTTCCCATCGATCTATTTCCCTGATTTGTGCCAGCCGAGATCAGCCGCGCGACAGGAACCCCATGGAACCCCATGGAACCGGGCAGTTCCCGGCCTGTTTCTCTCTTTCGGCAACCCCATACCTCCCAAGAGAATGATCTTCCATTCTGGCGTGGTGGTATCGCGTTACGCAGCTCGCCTAGAACAAGCGTGGAACCTCACTTAGCAGGTTCCAACCAATGCTAAGTGAGTTCCTTGTTTTTGGCATTTGTGCCTTATCACATTGATCTTGCTGAATAATTTAGCGTAGGAGAATATTCTTCTTGTTCAAAATTTGGAATAAATCGGGCGAAAAAGTTCCAG